TCGAGGATCTTTCGATCTACTTGAGTCACTGCTCGACCGTCCACGTTTCTAACGATTTCAATTAGGCGCAAGCCAGCAGTAGGAATAGTCTGCTTGCTTCCGTTCCCGCATGAAAATGTCTCATTCACCATCTTGGCATCAGGGCGATGCAGGACAACTTCCTTCTGTGCATCGTTGAAGAACTTCAACAACTCAGCATTTGGGAATCTGACGTTGGTGCTGTCCTGTAGAATGATTGATGCCCTGTCCAAGATGTCTACTACCTTTGTAGTTGCCATCACTCAGTCTCCCATTCGATAACTTCAAGGTTAGGGTTGCTTTCCCAATTGGGTAGGAAGCCGAACGTATTGCCGGTGACTACGTTGCGGATGGTGCGAGGTATTCGTCCCTCCGTTTCGTCCTCAACAGTAGGCTCGTTAGCATTGCTTTTCAGGCGAACGAATTGCTCCTCCAGCTCTTCGAGCTTAAGTCTGCGATCAAGTTTGACGTTGAATAAATCCATCGCCTCCTTGTACAGCTCGTCCTTTCTAAAACGCTTGCCTGTTTCCATTTTTCAACCCAAAGGAATAGGGGAGGTTGCCCTCCCCGTTAGACCTATTAAGTCCACTTACCTACGCAGAGGCAGTCAGGGTTTACGACCTTAGAGCCATAGACCTTGAGGCCGCGCACCGCCTCGCCGAAAGTTGACTCAAGGCGTACAGTCTCAGTGTTAGTGAACTGTGACGCGAATGAGATCGCCTTTGGGTGACCAGCAAGAACGTGGGTGTAGCCAGCGTCAGTGCCAGATGCAGGTGTGTGCAACATGTTTGACTGATAAACAGTGAAACGGTCTACCATGCCAACCTGACCGTTACGGAGAGGCGAAGTGCCATCACCAGTCAAGTAAGCCTGACGCAGTTCACTCTGCTTGAGCATAGAAACAAACTCAGGAGACAGGACGATGAATCGACCTTCTTCTGGGATGTTCAGCTCGTCGAGAGCCTTTGACAACTCAAGGATTTCACCCAAGATGTTGCTTGAAGTGATAGTTGTCTGAGCGCCAGTAGTTGTTGCATCGCCGATTACAGATGAAAGAACATCAGTCTCGACTGCAATACGCATGCCTTCAGCGGCATCACCAGATGCGGCCTCGAGCAAGTTGATGTCAGCCTGAGCCTTCAGGACATCGTCAATTTTGAAGCTGTAATACTTCGCCTTGTCGATGAGCATCTCCACAGTACCTGTGGTGAGTTCCTGATTCGTAACAGTGCCAGCGTAATCGTTGATAGTTACGGCTGGTACAGTACGGATGATTACCTTGTCACCTTGACCAGAGATTTCGCCCTGATAATCGGTGTTACTAATTGCGGGCAGTACAGACTGCTTGTAGAACTTAGCCTGAAGGAGTTTTGAAAACACCTCAGGAATGAAGTTCACCTCAGAAGTGGTGCCCGTGCTGAAAAATGAAAAAGCCATTGTTAAATCCTCACAAGAGATTAATTAACGGCGGATAGCTCCTTGTTCCATAGCCTTCATGATTTCAGCCTGATACTTCTCGAAGTCTCGATTCGGCATCCGCTTGATCTCGTCTATAGTCCAAGTCTTCTTTCCACCAGTTTTAGGCTTTCGAGTTTTTGGCATTTTGGGTTCTGCAACCGCTCGTGCCTTCTCTAGAGCCTGCTCTTGCGGCGTAGGTGGCTTCATGCCCATGTCAGCTTTGAACCGATAAAGAACAGCGTTGACGTCGTTGGATGACCCTCGCTCAATCCACTCGTGCGTTCGAGAATCCTGAACCTCCAACCAATTGATCCAGTCCGCAGTTTCGATCAGTTGATCGACGTCGGGGTGGACCGCTCGGATTCGGTCAAAATGCTCGGCTTGCGCTTGTGCAGTGAGCGCATCCTGCCTACGTTGTTCTTCAGCCGCCAAAGCCTGTTTGGTGCTTGAAACCTCTGCTTGAGTTCGACTTAACTCGTCAAGGAGCGGACCAGCGATATCAGGATATTCCTCCCGAATTTTTGCTAACTGCTCGTTGTCTTTCTGTCTTGCCTCAAGCTGACCTTTAAGATCGCCAACAGCCTGCATGAGATCCGCGTTTAACTTGCGTAACTCAGCCGCCTCTTGGGTAGCTTTGGTCATACGCGCCTGTGCGCCTTTCATCGCTTTCTCGGCTTTGTCTAGCCGATCCTGCATTTGAGATACTTCGCCGCTTTCTTCCTCAAATGCTGGAGCCTCATCCGCTTCAACTTCGACCGTATCCGTTGGCTCGGGGGTCTCTTCGGCAAGAGCTTCCACTTCTTCGGTTTCCTCCTCGATATCAGGAGATTCCTCTTCCGTTTCTGTCAGCTTGCTGAACAGTTCTTTCGCTTCAGCTTCTAGTCGTTCAGGGTCATTTCTACTAGCCATAATATTTTCCTCGGGGCCACTAACGTGGATGTCCGTTAATCAATTGCGGGTGTTCGCTTAGGAGTCCGCTCTCTGTCTAGTACCGCTTTCGCGGTATCTTCCAATTCAAGAAAGAACCGCAACTCATGTACACGGCCTTGCTCAAATCGAAAATTCGTTTCATCTGCTTGCTCTAGGCGTTCCCGCGCATCAACCAATCGGGACTCCAGCAGGCCCGATATTTGGGACCATGCCGGACTGAGGCGGAGTTCCATCACCGCCCGTGCCTGCTCCGGCGAGCATTTGATTTTGGAGTGCTTGTTCAGCTTGTAACCTCTCTTCACTCTTAATAATTTCGTCGGGGTCGATATCCAGCGTCTGCGCTATGTCGCGCAACAAGCTGGGTCGATCCACCAAAGCCGCATCCATTGGGTTCGATACCAAGGACAAGAACTGTAGTAATCGCTGGCTTTGGACTTCTTTCTGAACGAGCGCAGTGCTTCCACGCGCTACGATTCGCAAATCACCTTTGATGTCTTCACGCGGGTTGAACTCCATGTTGAAGTGGAACATCGCTTCAATCATTGGCTCGAGCAGGAAGTCATCGATATTCTTGATCGTTGATTTGAGGGCGACGTTGGCCGCACCCATCAACATAGAGATGCCTGTCGCTGTCTTGTTCAGGGATGCAGTCTGCTCTCCGTGGGTGTAGGAGGGGAGGCTGGTCGTCTCATCAGCAAAACGGCGGAATATCTCAACGATCTGGTTGAGTCCGTTGGCGTTAGCGACAGGCTGATACCAGCGAACTGCTGGCATTGAACCGTCACCACCTTCACGCAGGAAGACACGCCAAGGGTGTATGTCTGTAGGATCTTCACCTGCGGCCAAGAGGTCTGTGTTGACCTCAACCATTGGGCCGGATGACAGCGCCATGTTATCGAGCCAGATACGAACTGCCGCGTTCATGGTGGTCTGACTGTCACGCATCATGCGAGGTACGCCCACGCCCCAGAACTGGTGAGGATTACGCTCATACGGGAAGATGTGGTAGGGAATCTTGTAACCCGCGATTGGGTTCAACATTACCTTGAGAACTTTGCCCTCACACATCCACACGCAGGCAGAGTATTGCTCACTCTTGTCGGCGCCTTCTTCTAACTCAAGGCCATGCTCTTCTAGGGCGTGACCATCGATGTCGCCCCAGTATTCCAAAACTTCAAAACGGCGGGACTCCACCTGATCTTGAATGCCGGCAATGCGACGTAATGTCTTCTCGTGATCTTCCTCTGTATGGTTGCCGTCCTTGTTGATCTTCATCAAGTAACGGACCATGTCACCATCAAACTGCGGTAGATCTGCAAGCTCGCGGAACTGCCGTCGCGTCAAAACATGGCGCCGGAACAATCCATCGCAGTCGTCTAATGTCGTGCAATAAGGATCGACATACAGATCGAAAATAGATACGCTTTCTATGTCGGGGACTGGGGTCTCAACTACGCTCAGTGCGTAGGCTTGTGCGCCGCTTTCGGGATCGATAATCTTGCTGTAACTCTGCTTTGTATCGATACGAACAGTGCCAGCCTTGACTGCACCCGACCCAAAGATACACGCCTCGAGAATAGACTCTTTCAATTTTTGATCGGCGCCGGCTTCGATAAGCTGGTCTTCGATCTCGACAGTCATATTCTTAGCGGCTTCCTCAGCCATCTTCTGCTCGACTTTACGGAACTCCTCTTCAAGCTCCTTCATTCGAGCGGCAATCAAATCCTGATTCGCCATTGGGTCCATGCCCGAAGCCATTACAACTTCTTGCATCGCCTGCTGTCGCATTTGCATAGACAGCACTGGATCGATAGTCGCGATAGGCGTGGGATGCACAGCGAAGAAAAGATCGCCATGCTGGAAGAGTAGGTCAACGATACGGCTGTATGCCGCCATCACTTTCGTGCGGGTCAACCCAACAAATACTTTTGATCGTGCGCCAGCGTGTTCATTGAGACGTGCAAGAACCTCAGGCTCGTACTGACCAGCGTACTGACGCAGGTCTTTCAGCCATTCGTTCTCTGTCTCTTTACGAGCGTCTTTGTATTCTTGGAAAAGATCTCTCAGCCTGTGACCAAGGGACTGCAACTCTTGCTCTTGTTGCCCGTCTAGGTCATCATCACTGACGAACTCTTCTTCAACATACAGCTCTTCTGGATCTTGCATCTAGTAGCCCACTGTCGAGTCGATACTCTTAAAGGCCCGTTTCGCGATGTGAATTCGCGGTCTGGGCATTGAGGCTAATCCATGCAAAGCGATGGCATACGCCATCACCCTATCATCATAGCATCCCTGCTGAGAATTGAAACTCCCTTTATCATCAATAACATACGTTCGTAACTCATTAACTAGCTCGATGTCCGCGATACCAGCTTCATGCTGTCGGAGAAGGGCGGCTAAGTTGTCGATGATTAGGGGTTTTGTCTTGCTCGTTGTAAGGAAACCACCCCTTTTTGTGAGCCTGTCACCGTAAGCTCCATCCACAGAACTCTCAATATAGAGGTTGGGGTAGCCCTGTTCCTGCAATCGGCGCAGTGTAGTCAGGCCGTGATTGTTCCTTTCAACGATTAAATACGCCTGATTCCAGCGTTCACCTAGCTTTGCGAGGAAGTTTCCGTACTCATACGGGTCGATATGGCCGTGATAGCAGGCAACTTGGTTGCCGTTAGAGTCTAAAATCTGGGCGCAACTGTAGTCTCCGTAGCTCAAACCCTCCGCTACGTCTATACCAATGACATAAGATTCGTTAGGAGTAGGCGTAAACCACTCACGATAGGGGCCGTGAGAATGCGATTCCAATACACCACTACGGTAATCGCCCACAAAATCAGGCGTATAGCAGTTATTTTCAGCCACTCGTAATACTGAGTCTTCAACAAAACATCGCCCCGAGGTCAGGAATGCCTCTAATGGGGTAGAGGGATACTCCTGCCTAAACAGATCTGTCGATCCAAGTTCATCCAGTTTCGCCCTTCGAAATGCAAGCTGAGCATCGTCCAAGTTGTAGGCTTTCGCTAACTTGTCTTCTTCAGGCGTTCGCTCGAAGTATGGGTTGGGTTTGCGTCGGTACTCTGGCATCCAATACCAAGGGATAAAGCACACGGTCCATTCGGTTTCGCCGCGCAAACTTTTCATCACCTGATCGTAGAACCAGCCACCGGCCCCGTTCGCCGTGGACTCAAGGATTACTTCAGACCCTTTGCCGCCCACTGTCTGTAGGAGGCCCGCGACGATATCTGATCCTTGTGGGTAGAACGCCACCTCAGACCCGTGAACGAACCTGTTGGTTTGTCCTCGACCGGTCTGTGTAGAACGTGCTGTACCAACTCGATATCGGCTGTTAAGGCCTTCAAACACCAACGTACTCGCAGACTGACTCGCAAGGTTTGGCTTGAATACGGGATGCGGAATGTGATCGTAGAACTGCCGCACCATGTTGAAAATCGAATTGGTCGATTCGGCGAGGTGAGAAAGAACGAACGCATTTGCGTTGCGATTCTGCGTAATCTTCCAGAAGAAACGGCCCTCAACATAGGTCGAGATCCCTACCTGCCGTGCCTTCAATACTAGCGCACGGATGTTACCCTGTTGTTGCAACTGGTTATCGAGGCGCTGGTGCATCCACCGCTGGCCCTCGTTTAAAATAAAGGGCGCGACTTCACCCTCTTTGTTCACAATTCGTAAAATGTTTTTTGCGTACAGCGGGAAGTTACTCTTCAGCTTCCTCGCTACCTGCACTATCTTCTCGTCGCTCGTCATGTATCACCAGATTCTTAGCCCACCACCATAGGCTGTTGTCATCCATGTCCATCTTCATGACATTGACCCGCTGACAAACAAGCTGAATATTGCTCATCCGGTATCCAATATTGCTGTCAATCCGATCTATACTTATGGCGGTTTCCATGACTGTCTGTCCATGAGTCATGGGGACGCCGCTCAGGGCGCACATGCCCTTTTGCTTTTTTAGAAGCTCGAGTAAAGCCTCTACCGTCACATCGTCTGAAAACTCGCGCCCAACCTCTAAGGCGCGTCTTTTCGCTACACGTATCCGGCTTCTTAACCAAGCTGTCGCAGTTCTGCTTTCTAACCGCCTTCTGTGATCGACGTAGCAAACACGGCAAATCAGGCGTCGTGCTTCGAAATCAGACTTTGGCTTTACAGCCCCGCATACACTGCATTGCCTATCTTGATTTGACACGTCTGCCCCCGAGTCAACTCTTCAAACGCGGCAACCGCTTTCCTGCTATTACTCACGGCTATTCGATCCCCCATCAAACCAGTACCCAGTCCAATGCATCCCTGCACGTCACTAGGAAAATTAGCTACATGTATCAATATGTAGGTTCGATCGGGTACCTCTTCGAGCATCCATGTCCA